GATTCTCCTTCTGGTGATTCTCCTTCTGGTGATTCTCCTTCTGGTGATTCTCCTTCTGGTGATTCTCCTTCTGGTGATTCTCCTTCTGGTGATTCTCCTTCTGGTGATTCTCCTTCTGGTGATGATACTCCACCTATTATACCCGATATTCAAAGTAGTTATTATTATCAAAATTATCAAATAAGATTAAATTTAGGTACAGAAGATTTTGGTTTACCAGCTGAAAGTGATTTGAAAGATATGATTGAATTAATTGAAAAAAATTTTACATTAATTCCAGGAGGAACAACAATTGATGAAAATCTTACTATACCAGATGATATAGAAATTCCTAGTGGATTAGCAGGATGGGTAAAATTATTTATATTACAATTAGTAAATTATTTTGATATTTCACTTGAAAGAATATATAATATTACTATAATACAAAATAAAAAATTTAATACTAATTCACCTTCTGATACTAATTCACCTTCTAACGGTAGTATTATTACAAATATTGGTGGAATTGGTATTATAACTCCTGGTGATAATTTAAATAAAACATCATCAATTAACATTAGTTTTTATATAAATAATAATCCAAATACGCAACCTATGGATAATGATTATTTATCGGCAGTTGCCGTAGGAATATGGATGGTAAATTATTTTAAAGGTTTTATTGGATCAGATACAACTAGTTTTATTTATGGATTCGAAAATACAAATGAAGAAGATTTTCCTAATAAAAATAGTTTTCCTGATGTTATTCAACCTCCAATTATAGGTATGCAACCTAAAAAAACCCCTAAAATGAAAAAAGATATACTTGGTAGACCTGATATGTCAATTTATACTCCTGAAATTATAAATCCTATTGATGTTCCTGATGTATTTTCACTCGGACCTAGTGCTGGACCTAGCGCTACTATATTACAATTTACTTCACAAATAAATAATATATTTAAAAAACGTAATAATAATAAAAAAATAAAAGAACATTTTGGTGGTGACACAGTAATTGGAAAAATAATTTATGAAACAGATCCTGATAATATAACACCTATGTTAGTTGCACCATCTGGTTATAATAGTAGGACTGGTGAATATTCTAAGTTTCAATTAAATTTTACATTAAATGATACTGATTTTAATACTACTAAAAGTGAGTTAATTAATATTTGGAATAGAATGAAAAAATATTTACCTAATACAGGATTTACATTTTTTGGTACTCCAAGTTCTTTACCAGATGGAACTACTGTAGCTTCTGGTGCATCTGGTTTTATTGAAGAATTTTTAGATGTATATTCTAAAATATTACAAGTTTCAAATACTAGATTTACTAATATTACAGTAAAACCAAATGGTGGAGATTACTCTATACAACAACCTACTAGCGTTGAATATTTTGAGATTTCTGTTATTATAACAAATGATATTGGTCAAACTTATGAAAAAAATGATTATTTAGATGCATATACAATTGGTACATGGCTTTTATATTATTGGAGTATATTTAAAGATGATATGACTGAATTGCCTCCATTTTTACCAGTTCCTGTTCAAATAACACCTAATGTAGAGGGTATAGGTCAAAGATATACAATAGAACTAGATAAGCCTCTTGATGGACCTACGCCATTATCATTATATGAAACAACAATGGTAAATCCATTAAGTACTTTTATTGGTGGTGTTGATAAATCTATTGATATTATTAAACTAACTAGTCGTATAAAAAATCTTTCTTCACCATCTATTAAGAATTTTTCTGAACATTTTTCTTCAGATAATAAATTATTAGAACATATTACTACTGGTTCTAACCCTACTACATCATCTTATAAATATTCTATTTTAGATTATATCTTCCAATTCTCATATATTACATGCTTTTTTGGAGCAGTTGTATTAAGTGTATCTCAAATAGCTGGTTGGGATATAATTATGTACATATTTAATGATACATTTACATATTGGATTTATATTTATATCGGTATTTGCAGTGTTATTGCATTATTTTCATGGTTCAATACTTCTATATGGTATGTAGATTCTAATATAGTAAATTCTGCTAATGTAGCTGTAAATATATATAACTCAAGTTTTTTTAAATAAATTAAAGTTTAATATTATCAACTAATGATGCAACTTCATCAACTTTATCTTTAGACTCCAAATATAATTTAATTTGACGCATTACTGATGGAACATGAATCTTCAAATTCTCACCATGGTAATAATATACCTCTTTTGATTTACAATTATTGATAGTTCTAATTAAATTATCAATAGGTGCCATCACAATAAAAACTATTTCATTCTTTTCAGGCATTGCCCTTTCCATAATATATCTTCGTTGAGAACAAAAATTATAAATATTTACTTCTTTTTTCTTATTATATAATCCTTCATATCCATTTGGAAATACGTCACTAAAAATTTTATTTTCTACCAATACATTAACCATGATCGTTAATGCATTCGAAGTTTGCAGAAAAGTATATGATGGTATATCATGATTATTTGATAGATTTGTAGTAATATCATACATATTTGGTGAATTACTAATTTGTTTAATAATCTCATCAACTAACTTGATGTCAATTTTAATATTAAAAATTTCTTCCATAAATTCTCGATATGATGTTTGAATAGCATCTTCACCTTCTTCTTTTTTTCCTCCTCCAAATACCCATACATTATGTTTATACGGCTTGTTACTATTACTCTTTCCGATCATAATAGAATATTCTCCTTCATCTTCATGAATTAAAGTTAATCCTGCCCCATTATATTCAGTTGCGATAGACATTTTTGTTATAATTAATTATTTAATATATTAGAATTATTTATCAATTTTTTCTAATTTAAATATATGGATACTGGTAAATTTCACGATTTTATATCTAAATCAAACTTATTTGCTACTGCTATTGCTTTTTTAGTAAGTACACAAATTATTCAAGTTGTTAATGCTGTATTTGATAACTTAGTATCACCTGCTATTAATTACGGATTATCAAGAAATAAATATCCTAAATTAAAAGATTATATTATTACTATAGATGATATTAATTTTGAAATAGGTGCATTTCTATTAACTATAATTAAATTTATATTTATTATATTAATAATTTACTTTTTCATTACTCATTTTAATATTGAAATTAAAGAAGATTAAAGCTTAATATAGATTGCAATTAATATTAATAATACATTAATATGTGTTCTATATTTTTCTAGTATTGAAAGATGAGTAAACTGATCTAATATACCAAATGTGCCTACCCATAAAAAAATTATTGATAATTCGTTTATAATATCAACACTAACATTAACTGCTGTCATATAATATTAAAATATAATTTTATTTAAACACTATCTTTTAATAAAATTATGGATCCTATCTTTATTATTCTTATTACATGCGGATGTATTATAGGAAGTTATCTTCTTTATAGTTATAGCACTTTTATATATGAACGATTTATTAGAACATAAAATTTGAAAATATATTTCATTTAAACCATTATAAATATTAATATAAAATGAAACGTATTCGGGAAAATGAAAAAAAAGAATTGTATTCTAATATTATTATTAAAAAATTACATATTGAACCTTCCAATGATAAACAATTAGATTTTAAAACATTATTTCGTTGTAATCAATGTGTTTTTATTGCAGGTACTCCTCATAATTTAACAGAACATATAAAAAATAAACATAATAAGTCAACGGTATAAAGAATATTTACTATTTTATTATTATGGAAACATTAACTTTTTACCGTAAATTGGCAAACACCAATCATGAATTAATGAAAAAATATAAAGTAGCTGTTATAAACAAGATGAAATATGATGAAATTCTTAATTTATACAAAATAAATAATTTAAACTTTGATGAAGATATTCAAAGATTAAAAAATTTTTATAATAAAAGCACTGAAGTAACATTAAAAGAAAAACCAGAAGAAAAACCAGAAGAAAAACTAGAAAAAAAACTAGAAAAAAAACCAGAAGAATTATCTAAGGAATTAGATGAATCAGAAGAAAAACCTATAGAATATATAGAAGAAAAAGTAGAAACTAGTTGGTTTAAACCATCATATTTACTATTATTGACATTACCAATATTAAGTGGTGTTATTTATTTTAATTATTCTAAAATTAATATATACATAAATGGAAACTGAAAATTCTAAAAAAGAAATAACTTCATTCTTTTTTAATCTTAGAAATAAATTATATTTATATCATTTAACTACTGAACGTTATGCTCGACATGTTGCAGTAGCATCATTAGTTGATACAATGGATAAATTAATTGATAATTTCTTAGAAGTATTATATGGTAAATATCAAAGACCAGATAATTCATTTGGTGAAATTACAATTAAACTTAATAAAATGAGTGATGCTGATGCATTATTTTTTGTTGATGAATGTATTACATATTTAAAAGATAAATTACCATCTTTAATTCAATCAACTGATTCTGATTTACTTAATATTCGTGATGAAATGACTGGATTATTAAATCGTTCAAAATACTTATTTGTACTAAATTAATTTTATTCAAATAACATGAACATAAAATATATTATAAAAAATATAAATGTAGTTGTTGCCATTCCTTTTAATGTTTGATGACCATCTACATCTACAAGTTCAAATTGACTATTAAATAATTTTCCTAAGATATTATGAACAACTGGCGTTGATAAGAAAAAAAATAAAATAGATGCATAAAAAGTATATCTTACTTTATTTCCGAAACTTATACCTTTTGGTTGGGAATTAGGATCGTTACTCATAAATTATTAATATATAATAATTTATAAGATATTTTTAATATGTATAATTATGAGTAGCGGATTTATTACAAATTATAGTCAAGAATCTGATGGTACTTTTAAAGGTATATTAAATACATTAGATCCCAGTGGTAATAAAACTGCAATATATCTTTCTAGTGTTAATTTAATTAAAAATGAATGGTGTCTTAAGTCCTCTAATAATATCGACCAGATTTTAATTATGACAAATGATAGTAAATATATATATGTTCCTTCTATCCCATTTATGACATCTAATAAATTAGTATTATATGAATATTTAATTGATGTATGTATTGAATTATATCAAATCGGATTATCTACACCAAGTAGTTCAGAGATAATAACGAATGGTACTGGTATACCAATTCCATTGCCTAATAATTTACCTAAATCATTAAAATCTGCTTCACAATTAGCATTATATATTTATTTATATTTTTTTATTAATAATGGTATTGATTCATATACTTCTACAAATAAAATAATATCTATGCTTGATAATAAAACATTAACATTAAATACAGATGATCCTAATTATGATGAATGGGATAAATTACCTACTAGTACTCCTATTGAAATAATTGTTAAAATTACTTTTTTAATATATGCAACTTGTATGAATCATAATCGTTATATTTCTATACTTGATCCTAATAGTACATTATCAATAAGTTTAACTGATTCTAATTGGAAATATGTTGGGAATTTTTTTTATACTATTTATCAATTACATTCATATGATGCTTCTAATTTTTGTGTTAATTTAACTGGAGATATTAATCGTATTACTGAATTATCATCTCCTTCATCTTCATTATATATTCCAGAATGTGTAGATTGTAGAACAACTCCACTTAATTCATCTATAAATATTAATACTCCAAATTCATTATGTATAAAACCTAGTATAACGTTAGATGCTATAATTTATACACCTGCACAAATTGATACAATGAATAATACATTTTCATGTACCACGTGTATCATTATTATAATTTTAATTATTATTGCTGTATTATATTGGTTTTTTAATAGAAATAATGAAGCTAGTACTAAAACAAATAATGATTATTTTTATATTTAATTTATAATTTTATAATATGGGAAATACATTCGGTTATATATCAGGGTATAACTTAAAATCCGATGGCTCATTTAGCGGAACTAATAATAGTTTAGATTCTACTGGAAAAAATACTAATATACCAGTTAATTCTAGTGCATTCTTATTTGAAAATGTCTGGGGTATAACATCTCCTAATCAAAATGATCAAATATTAGTTATGACAAATGATGGTAAATATATCAGTGTAAATTCATATCTATTACTTGCTACTGATAAAATATATACTGATTATTTTGGTCCACTTGTTAATAGTTCATCACAATCAATGCTGTATATATCACTTTATTTTATACTAGTTTTTGGATTTTATGGTAATAGTGCTAAAACATCTACACAATTTGTTGCTATTTTACAAATGTTAATACCTACTACTGCATTAGTAACAAATCCAAAAGCTAATGTTACTACAAGACCTGTTTTTGATTTAGATCCTCTTTCACCTTCATCTACACCATCTTATGTATCTCAAATAACAACATTAAATAAATTAGGTTATTCTCAAATATTAGATAGATTAATAAAAGATGTATATTTATATTACATAGTGTGTACAGATCTTGCTGCAAATGGTTCAAAATCATCTTATTATAAGGTATTAGATCCAAATGGAACTATTATTAGTGATAATAATATTCAATCAAGTGATTGGACATATGCTGCTAATTATTTATATACTATTTATACATTAGCTCCCAATTTACAATCAAATTTCTGTATAACTCTTGCTCCTGTTACTTCTGATGTTAAAAGAGATGATTCTCCATTAAACTGTAGTACTAATAAATCTGCTTCTTCGTTAATTAATACACCTGCTGGTCCATATGGTCAAGGTGGTGTAGCTGCATGGGCCGTAAATAATAAAATGTTTATTATTTATATTGTAGTTGGTTTATTATTATGTTGCTGTTGTATAAGTTTAGTTTTTTTTCTAATGTCATCTTCTAAGAAAAAAAGACATAAACATGGTGGTGTTTATTATAATTTAGATTAAATAATATTCTAATATATTGTATGTCAGATTTACAAAAAAATAATAATTTACAATTTGTTAACCCTTTAACTCCTAGTCTTACACCTACATCTACACCTTCAACTATTCCTATAGATATACCATGGTATTCAAATTTTATGATTCTGACTTCTGTTATTATAGCTGGATTATGTTTATTAAGTTTCATTATTGGGTTAATTGCCGTTGCTACTGGTAGTCTTTTTAAGAATAAAAATTCTACAAATGATACTTTTGCAGTTGATAATCCTATGCACTCTAAAGGAGGTTATTTTTATTTAGATTAAAAATGAAAAATACTTTATTTATATACATTGAATATATAGATAAATTATGACTACTGATACTGAAGAAGATATTCCGTCTATTTATAAATATGGACCATGGAAAGAAATTAATATTATTTATGATAAAAATGATACTAAAATTATAGAAGTTGAATTAATTAAAAATATTAATAATAACGAAATTTCTAAAACACTTAATAAACATAAATGGGTTGTAAAATTTAGACCTCATTCTGTTCCTGAATTATATCAATACTTATTTTTAATCGACCATAATGTTAAAAATATTATTAAACCACCTGTTCCTGAAAATAACTATTATAATTTTGGTGTTACTGAATATGGATTATGGTATGCTATGAAAAAATATACACCTGTTACTAAAAATTTATTTTTTGTTGATAAATGGAGACAATTAGCTATTGCTGGTATTAAATTTATGCAAAATATTCATCAACTTCATCATGTTTATCTTGATTTTAAATTTGCTAATACTTATTATGAAGAAGATTTAGAACAATTTATATTTGCTGATTATGATAGTCTTTTTCATATTAATAATAAATTATTATCAGAATATACAAATGATTTTAAATATTATTACTTAATTCAAGGTGGTGAATTAGATAAACCTTGTCGCTCATTTAAATATGACCTACTCGCATTTGGATATTTTTTAGCTAAATTAACTTGTTTAGAAAAAGAATATGATGAAATTTATCAATGGCAATTTGAAAAATTAGCAACAACTTATCGTAAAATGTCTGGCCCTTTTACTAATATTGACCAAATGTGTATTAAAAATATTGATCAACATATAATTGAATTACGTAATAATGTACATAAAAATTTTAATACATTCATAAAAAATTATTTTGAAGAAGTTAATCGAATGAATTGGTTTCTTGAAACTTGTCCATCCAAAATATATTATAATCAATTATGTGATATTTTTTCTTTTAATCATCATGATTTTGATTAAGCTTGTCTACCTTTCACCCAATAAATAAATCTTTTTTGTGATCCTTCGTACAACTCTTCTTTTATCACTGGATGTCCATTGATATCTGTTTCTTGATTGTATACAAAAAAATCACGCTTGTAATCTCTAGGTACTTTGTCCTTACTAGTAATAATATTTTCTTTTCTAGCTTTACTATAATCATAATCTCCCCATGTTAACACTTTTCCATTATGATATATATCTTTAATCTCACTATCTGTTAATTTATTTACCTTTCTAAATGGTGATATTTTTGATAACCATAAAATATCTGCACGTAAATAATTACCAACTCCTGAAACAACTTTCTGATCCATTAATACTATCCCTATCTTCTTTTTCATATTTTTTTCTTTTAATAATTGACCTTTAAACACCTCGAATGTTGTTGATTTATCCATGATATCTGGTCCTAATGTATTTAATTTTTTATCTAATTCCTCTTCATTCTTAATTACTTTTAATGTTCCAAATGATAATGTATCATAAAAATATATACGTCCTCCTACCGTTTTAAATTCTACATTCAAATGATTCAATGACTCTTTCATATAAGCTTCCACATCTGCATTTTGTAAATATTCTAATATTGTCGGATGCGAATACTTTTTACTCCTATTTTCTTGATACACCCATCCGCCCGATAGGCCGAGTGTGCAAAATAAAAAATATCCGTCACTCAAAACCATATACATAAATTTGCCTTTAGTTTTGATGTCTAACACCTTGACCGGTAAATCTTTCACCAATTGTTTGTATAAAGGAAATGGTCCATGTTTTTTATACCTACCATTTATGATGTTAATTTCAGTTATACTTTTATTTTTTAATTTAGTCTTTAAAAAATCGGCATATCTTCTCACTTCATTAATTTCCGGCATATTATAATTAAAGATAAAAGAATAATTCAAATATATAAAATGCAATCATTAAGATGCATAACTTCACGACTTTACTCCACTGTCCCTAAATCTCAAATACCAGAAATAGTTACTAGACAAAATTCATTGAATATATCATTAATACTTCATAATCCAAATAAAAAAGATTTTGTTAACTTACATAAACTATTATTTGATAGTACAAAAATCTATGAAAATAAATTATATTATGTTCTTGATAGTTCTAAATATATTCATTATTCTGGTTGTAGATTAGAAAACATTATTTTAACTAAAATTTTAACTGATGCTGAATACGAAGAAAAAACATTTCAAGAATATACACACCGATAATAAATTAAATTTTGTCGACGTCCAGCTCGGCGACCGGCTCCTCCTCGGCGATAGCACCAGCACTGCGATCGAACACATCGTCCTCCTCCGTTGCAGAAGAGACCGCAAAGAAGATCTTGGGCAGCTCGTAACCGCACTTCTCGAAAATTGTGAGGATGTCGAGAACTGTTGAGGCCGGAATCTTGGCCTTGATGAAACCGCCATCGATGAGGACAATTTCGTTGACAGCGCTCTCTCGCTTAATCATTTGGATGACAGACGGAGAAATCCGCACGTCTGCCGTATTGCCGTTCTGCTCGACAACCTCCAGGCGACAGCTACCCAGATTCTTGATGACCTTAGCCAGAGAGTAGCCGCTCTTAAATATATTTACTAGGTCCTCCTTGCAAGAGACCTTCGTCTTGTCCTTCAGCATCTTGACATACTTGTCCATGGTGGCAATGTTCTTGTCGGTTGCGCTAGTACGAGGCATTTTAAATTAATTACTATATTAGAGTCCAATAGTGATTAATTTTTCAATTTTTATGAAGTATGAATAAAAATTCTGATCTGTTGCTTCAGCTAAGATTTCAATTTTTATGAAGTATGAACTTTCATTTAATTACCTTATAATTCTTATTACGTTTTGATAGTATTTGTCTAATTTCTGCTAATTCTTCTGCATTAATTTCTAATTTTACCTTAGGTTTTTCATTCTTATTTTTATTATTATTTGTAGATTGTACTACTACTTTATTACTATTAGTTTCTGGCTTATTATTCTGTTGTAATTTATTATTATTTTGTTGTGATTTATTATTATTTTGTTGGGATTTACTATTATTTTGAGTGTTTACAATTGGACTTACAGGAACCGACTTTACTTCTATTTTATTTGATTTTAATTTATTATTATTTGAATATTCAGATCTATTATCTTGTTTCTTTTCATCTACAGAACTTGTAGTAGATTCACTTGCATAAGGTTGTAATATTTTTTGTAAGAATTCTTTAATTTCTGGTGAAAAAGTAATTGCATCATTATTAATTGTAGATTCAATTGGTTTAATTTCTTGTTTACTTTCATTTGATGTTGCAGGTGATGAAATAATTGTATTTAAATCTGATACTATTGTTCCTGGTGAATAAACAGGCGATTCAAGTGAATCTAATGATTTATTCTCATTTATAGATGGTAATGATATTATAACTGGTTTAGTTGGTTTAGTTGGTGTAGTTGAAATAGAAACTTTAACTGATGATGGTTGAGATGATAATGCTGACGAAGTTGTTGATGTTTTATTTTGGTTTGATTGTAGTATTGCTTTACTTTGTGTTGATGGACTTAATACTTTTGTTGTAGGTGTTGAAATTTTATTTAAAGTTGATTTTACTTCACCCTTTTCTACATCTGGGACATCTGTAGTATCTGCTGGTGTTAATCCTACTGCTTTTTGTAATTTAGCTGATGCTTTATTTTCTAAATCATTTACAATCTTATTTGGATCAATACCAGCTTGTTTTAATAAATTTTGTGCTGATTCTGGTAATAATGAATTTGGATCTGTTGCTAATGTTTTTGCACTATTTAACATATCTGTACCCTTCTTTCCAAATAATGTTCCTACTACACCTGTTAACGCTGTCATTGCAATACCATCTGGTTTTTTACCATCACCATCTATTGGTGCATCTGGATTATCTGATGCATCTGCGTTAGTTCCATCTTTATTTTCAGTTGTTCTTTTAGTACCATTTAATCCAGGAATTGATAAACCAAATCGACTTGCAATAAATGAACCTATTAATAATGCTACTGAACCTAATGCTGTTCCTGCCAAAATAGTAGCTACATTATTATTAGATGAATCATTTACAATTATTGTATTACCTCCTGTTGCATTTTGTGTTGGTGTAACACTTATATTTGATATTAAAAATAATGGCGAATTAGATATACCTAATCCATTCATTGATACAGTAACTGTAGATGAACTTGATAATGAAATAGAAGGTGAACTTGATAATGAACTAGAAGATGAAACTGATGATGAACTTGATAATGAACTAGAAGATGAACTAGAAGATGAACTAGAAGATGAAACTGATGATGAACTTGATAATGAACTAGAAGATGAACTTGATAATGAACTAGAAGATGAACTAGAAGATGAAACTGATGATGAACTTGATAATGAACTAGAAGATGAACTAGAAGATGAAATAGAAGGCGAACTTGATAATAAACTAGAAGATGAACTTGATAATGAACTAGAAGATGAACTTGATAAAGAACTAGAAGATGAAGCTATTGATGTAGATGATGGACTTGTTGATGATGATACAGTCGTAGTTCCAAATGGTGTAGTTGAAAGTGATAGACTACTTGAGACGCTAGTACTTCCAGATTCTGATATTGATGCTTCTCTAGAAATACTTTGACTCAATGTAACACTTCTACTAGTAGTTGGTGATAAACTTATTGTTCCAAATTGTGTAGCTGAAATTGATGGACTACTTGACACACTAGTACTTCCAGATTCTGATATTGATGCTTCTCTAGAAATACTTTGACTCAATGTAACACTTCTACTAGTAGTTGGTGATGAACTTACAGTTCTAGATAATGTTTCGCTAACAGATGAACTACTAGAAGCATCAGTTGATGCAGATATAGATGTTGAAAGTGAAGAACTAACAGATTCGGTAGGCTGACGTGTAACAGTCAAACTAGATGTCTGAGATATACTACTAGAAAATGATGGATTAATAGATACAGATGCGGAAGTTGTTATAGACATAGTTGCAGATTCTGAAGATGAAGTAGTTGATGATATACTTGTACTCTGGGATGCCATAATTGTAACTGATCCACTTATACTTTGCGATACATCACTTGTGGTACTTGGACTAGATGAAATAGTTGCTGATATACTAGTACTGGAAGTTAGAGACATAGATGGTGTTGGTGAACTAGATAATACAGAACCTGCACCTACTGCAACAAATGCAATATTTGTTGACTGCATCCAATTAGTAACCGTTAGCGGATCTGTTTCTCCTACTGTATAGAATGTCCCTGTTGATTCGGGCATAAGGTCATTCCAAAAAAATGGAGATAAACTTGAATCGCCAACAACAATATCTATAATTCCTGGTGTAGCACTATAGAACGCTAGGGCATATTCCACATCGGCTGCCAGAACATAAGAGGATATTGGGTAAAGATCCGTGAATGTTGCTACCTGTTGAGAATAAGTGGGAAAACTACCTAGAGATACAACTGAAAATGTTTTTGATGCTAATATAGTTCCTCCTGGAAAACTTCCTCCAGTTACGTCCATGAGAGCAATTGTGAAGGTAGCCGTTCCCGCAGCCAACGGCCAATATTGGATTGAAATGCGGTTAATTCCCATGTTCACATAAGGAGGTATGGGTGGTAAAACGTTAAGAGCCAGTATAGCGGTATCAATGGAATTATGACAGCATCCTACAAGACCTTGAAACCATGGAAGGTAAGGAGTTACTGTTGGTGTAACAGTGGAAGATATTGTTTTTGAAGATGAAAAACTTGGTGAAGGCAATCTTGATGTAGTTACCGATGGAGATGCTGCTCTAGATCCTGATACAGATACCGATCCTGACCTACTATTTGTTACTGAACCTGATACTGATGAAGAAGCAGCTCTAGATCCTGATACAGATGCGGATTCGGATCTACTATTTGTTACTGATGCGGATTCTGACCTACTATTTGTCTTTGAAAGTGATGATGATTTTGATTCACTTGCGGACAACGATGGGCTCTTAGAATCCGTTGGATCTATCGATACAGATGCAGATACACTTCGGCTTACACTTGATGTTTGTGTATCCGATGGGTCTACTGATGCGGAGGCAGTTTCTGATGGCGTTAAACTTGGCGAAACAGGACTCATTGTAACCGATGGTGTGATTGACGGTGTAGGAAAAAATACCGTATAGGACACAAAGAATGCAGACCCTCGATTTGCGATATTTACCATATCTGCACCGATTTGACCACCGCCGCTATCGTAGAATGTTGCCTGACTAATAGTCGTCTGTTGTATTGTACCCACTGCTGTAGAAGAAAAATCCATATAATACCAGTGATTCTGTGTTGAACTACCACCGCACGAGTTAACACCACACGGCGAATTATACCACGTCTGACCTGCTGCTGCTACTTGAACCGCTAAATCGCAATTCGGTGCGCAGCACGATTGAATACCTGAAGTAGATAATCTAGCAGTCGATGGATTTCCGTCCAGTTGTATATTTGCAGGCATTGCTTGAGTACCATAAATTGCAAACGCAATCTGTTTCACTTTAAGACCGCTAGAGCCCGTAGGCAATGGCGGTGACAATCCAACATTTATTGCACCGTTGTCTGTTCCGCATCCTAGGGTTGTAGCGGTAAACCCATTAAAATCATATCCAAATGTCTGTGCGTTTATTAATGGCAATAATAATCCTACAAGACTTGCGAATAAACGCATATACTATTCTTATATAATTTTATTATGTATATAAAGAAAATAAAATTATTTAATTGTTTTTAATTTATTTTGATATTTTATTAATTTATCATAATAACCCCCATTTTGTTTTTTACATTGTGATAATTTCATTATATCATCTTCATCTCCTGGTAAAATAGAAATAAACATTCTTTGACTATCCATTTTTGGTTCAGAATGTATTGCACTATTTTCATCACCTACAAAAAAGATTAATCCTTCGTCATTATTAATTTGTTTGGTTTCAGATTCTTTTAATGCATCTGCAAATTTTTCTCTATATTTATTATCAATTATCTTAAATTCTTCTTGATTTTTTTGACTATTTAATTCTGCTCTTCTTTTTGTATTAATTTCATCATATATTTTCTTATTTTCTATTGTATTTTCTTTTAATAATGTTCCTGGACCTTTTATAACTGTCACAAATTTAGATTGATTTAATTTATCGATATCAAAAAATGAACCATCTCTATGCCATCTAGGTATATCAAAACCATGAGTAAAATCAACAATTCTAATACTTATCCAATAATATTCTTTTTTATATCCATCTAAAATATTATCAATTAATTTATATACAATATTTATAATATTATCAATTTCTTTTTTAGAATTATCACCTAATGACTCTAAAAATTCTTTGACTTCTGGTTTCTTTTTATTTCCACAATATTTAAAAGTATCCATTTTTGTTACATTAAAATTTTTTAATGCTTCTTTTTCTTCGGTTGTATAATCTATATGAAATATTTGATATGCACTTTTAGTATCTTTTCTAGATTCTAAATATTCAGATATATTTTTAGGGTTTAAAGGTGGATGCTCCATATAATAAACTAAGATTTAAATATTATATTAATGATATAATATTTAAGGAAACGATATCCAAAAATATAAAATAAACATAGACAATGCACCTAATTGGAGTACGCAAGACCAGCCATGCCGGACATGACACGGAGGACGTTGTAGTTGAACGCGTAGATGTTGAGGGTCGCAGCGTTGGCGAGGTAGACAGATGAGAATGTCGCTGTTGAGCTGATGTTCGCTGTACCGAGCGCACGGCCGAGGGTGAGTTGGAGGGTGGCGTTATCAATACGGGAGAAGTTGCATGTGCCGGAAGGTTGGTGTTCTTCGGGTGTGAGCGCAAAGGAGTATACGTTAATGCCGTCTTGGGGTGTGTTGGAGAAGCATTGGTAAGGTTGGACGTAGTTGAAGTAGTCACCATCACGGACGTTGAAGCGATCGTGGCCGTTGAGTTGGAGTAAGCCAGTTAAGACAGGGTTTTCGGATCTGTCGAGTTGGAGACCGTAGTTATCCCAGTTGTATACTACAAAGTCCCATGCGGATGAGCCTTGGTTATTGTAGATAGATGTGTTACGTACAATATTAGCTGATGCCGCTAATACAGTGGCTTCGAGTGTGGCACAGTCGAGTGAGCATACATCAATGGGGAGTAATGTGCCTGTAATGGTGATGTTTTCAGGGTCGAGGGCGTAGGCATCAACGAAGACCGCCGCCGCGTTGGTGAAGTAAGTTAACCATACACCAGCTAATTGAGTCTTGGGTGTAACTGTGTTTAAGGGACCAGTCGCTTGGAGAGCGGATGATAAGAGTAAGGCGTAAGCGAGGACGAAACGTTTAGTGGCTAAGAGTTGCGCCGCTGCAAAGTTATCTGAGTCATACGCTAAGTAGCGGAGACCTGATGTCCAGCGCGCTAATTGGAGATTCCATACAATGAATTTGCAAGGGTGGTTGAATGTTAAACGGGAGCGGATGCTGGTTGATGATACTGTTTCGGGTGAGGGGAATTGAACTTGTTCAATGAGGTATTCGTGTGTGGCTTGCGCAAAACGTTTGCGTTCTTCTTGATCGAGGTAAATGTAGTCAACCCAGAGTGACGCATATGAGACTGTGGGTGTTGATGCCCAGATGGGTTGGGAGCCGTTGGCGTAGTTGGTGACGACTAAGTTATTGAGTGTGTTGATGTCGAATGTAATGCGGACTTCGTGGTATTGGAGCGCAATTAAGGGTAAGCCTAAGCCGTCGTGTCTGCAGTGGAAGAATTGGAGAGGGACGTTCATTACGTATTGTTGGTTTTGGTTAGGCGCATTGTTTTGTTGGTTAGTGAGTGATGTCATGGCGGGTACATTGCCGATCATCTTGTTGTAGCCACGGATTTGGCCGACGGGGTTGGTGAGTTCAAACCAGATGTTGAGCCAGTCGCCGTATTGTTTATCGATTTGGGTGCCGCCGATTTCGAGGTAGTAGTCATTGATTAAGGCGTGGCCTAAGTTGCGTACCCACGCCCACGCAGGTGTGAATGATTGACCACCTGCTAATGTGACGGCGGAGAGTGTGCCTTGGTTCATTACAACGCGGAGGTACATTTTGGTGACGACATCGGCATTGCGTGTTAATTGGACTGTTACGCGGCTGCCGAAAGCGAATGTGCCTGTGAATGTTTGTTCGATCGCTTCAGAGGCGAAGTTGGTGTGTCTGCGGTAGACAACTTTGAAGAATGTGATTTGGGGGTTACCAGTTCGGTAATTCTCCATACTTTCATATGGAGCCGGACTATATCTTAGGCCTTCATTGAGAATTGCTAATTCTCTCAGACCCACTTACATTTAGTCTCTGGACTGCATCCATAGATCTTGCATAACGATCATTAGGACTTGGCTCAGTGCTCATCAATTTAGGATTTATATTTAAATTATTTTTTTCTAATCCACATTTGCCTGCTTATTACCATACCCTAGGCTGCTATTCTAGGCCATTAGATTGTTTCTAATCTAACTTGGTACAGGATGTAAAGAAATATATAATTCTACTTTAGTATTATGATTATTTATTAATGATTCATCTATCTTATTATTTTTTCTGTAATTTTCTTTTTTTTCACACGGTCTGAGATTTTTCCAATTAAAACATTTTTTAATATCTTCATCTTGTTCTAGATTAAAATTACTACATGGTAATACATGGTCAATATCCCAATATGTTCCTTGATTTGTCCATGACATATTTTCATCAAATTGATATTCAATCCATTTATGAAAATATTCTAAACTTACACCAAGATACATTAAGGAACTTGAATATATTTTTTTACCTGTAACTGTTTTATTAAACCGTGTTCTTAATATTTTTTTCATTCTATATTGTGAATCATTTTTATATTTTTCTCTATCTCGTGTATTTGCATGTTCTTTATTTATATTATCGTATTCTTTTTTCCAATTTTTTCCATTTGTATTATACCATTCTTGTTGTTTAGATTTAAGTATATTTTGATTTTGTTCTCTATATTCTTTTGCATATTTATTTGTACAATCTTTACAACGATGATGATATGAATTTTTTATTTGAGATCTGATAGTAAATTCGGAAATATTTTTATCTTTAAAACATGTATTACACTTTTTTGTTGTCATAATAATATTATAGATATCTCTTTACACTTTTACAACTTTATGATTTCGCCTGAATTTGAAAGTGTTGCCATCAATTAATATATAATTTTCATTTTTTAATTAATGACTAGCGGATGTGTATGCAAATTGAGGTGGCATTCAATTTACAGTATATAACACTAACTGATTTTCCTAAAGAACATATATACGTGTTCTTTAGCAGTCCGCTTTTCTACCCAACTAGTTTAGGTAAACATCTTGCGCACCGTAAGCTACGAGTTGAACTAAACCACCACCTGCCATTTTTTAAGTATATAACTATATATCAGAAAATATTTTTTCGAATATTAACCTCAAAATAATTAAAAATAATTAAAAACTAAATGTTTTTTTCAATATGCCCCTTTTTATTTATTTTTTTTAGTTTAGTAATTATTAGATACCAATTTTATTTAGGTGATTTATGATATGTTTCCATGAGAAATAATTTATTTTTATATAATTTTCATATGATTTATTAAATATAACGCAATTCAATTTATTTTTCGACTTAAATATTTTTTCTTTTGTATAACATGTCAACATTTAAAGAAAAAACAACTAAATATTCATCTTTCGTAAATAATAAAAATAGAAAAAAACAAGCTAATATTCAAGATACCGTTGACATTTGTCATCAAAAGAATATGAATGCATTTAATCAAAAACATACTATGGTAGAAAAATGGAAAAGTAAAATAGAAAAATATAAAGCTGATATAGATACTATAAATGCAAATCCTCAAAATATTGAAACTGATAATAAAAAAAAACTTTTTATAGAAAAAATGGAAATATTAAATAAAAATATTTCAGAAACTGAAAGTAACCATTCTGAATTAGAATATTTCTATAATACTGTTGATATTTTAGTTAATTATTATGAAGAAGATGAATCATCTCCTCATACTGCTAATAAAGCATCTCTTCTCAATGATTATCTTAAAATAACAAATCATACTACAAATAAATTATCTCATAATGCAATCCTAGAATGCCCCGAATGTCAAACTGAAATGACGGTTCATCAACATGATGGATTAATGGTTTGCACTGGATGTGGTCGTTCTAACGATATATTATTAGATACCGATAAACCTAATTACAAAGAACCTGTTCAAACCAGTAAAAACTATACTGCCTACAAAAGAAAAAATCATCTTAATGAAAAAATTAACCAATTTCAAGCAAAAGAAACAATTGATATTCCTCCTGAAATCTATGAAGAAATCAAAAGTGAAATTAAAAAATTACGTCTATCCAATGATGATATTAATCATAAAATTATGCGTGATATTCTTAAAAAACTCGGTCATAATAAATATTATGAACATATCACTCATATCATTTGTTTCTTAACTTGTAAATTACCTATTACTATTACACGTGAAGCTGAACATAAAATAGATATGATGTTTGAAGAAATTCAAGAACCCTTCGAAATTTTCAAACCTAAAAATCGTAAGAGTTGCTTAAACTATAACTACTTGATGCACAAATTCTTTGAACTCTTAGAATTAGATGACTATCTTATTTATTTTCCTTTACTCAAAAATCGTGAAAAATTACAAGAAGTTGATATGACTTGGAAACGTATTTGTGACTATCTAAATTGGGAATATTATCCATCAGTATAAACTCGCTTACGCTCCTGATTTTTCTAAGAAAAATCGTTCGTTTCACTCACATAAATTTGTTCCAAATTTATATGGATATCCTTAAATTAGCGTAGCTAATGTGAACGCAGTGAACGTTGCGATAGCAACAGGAGTGAAACGACTTAAAA